AGCGTAGTGATTGTGCGCCCATATATTTACTGTGAATTGTTTCATGATTTTTTCTTTCTAAATACTAATTGTGGCGAAACTGTGTTTCGCCACAAAAATGTTATAATTATGCTCCTGGTGATCCGAAGATACCTCTAAAGTCAGAAAACCCAAATGAGTATCTTTCTCTAGCTTTGTATCTTACGTTACCAGTTGTAAAGTCGCCTTCCATAGCTGTTTTCATAGGTGATCTAACAAAGTGTTTTAACCCGTTAGGCACGTCTGTTTTAATGAAAAATGCATTAGTATCAGTTAAGTAGTGATTTACTACGTAACCTTGTGGGATCATTCCCATGTTTGATAATGCATTGATATCATTGTCAGCTGTTCCAACTCTATTGGCAGATTTCATTAATCTTTCAGCAGTAAATTGAAGCGCAGAAGGAACAATCATTTTCATTCCTTTAGCTGCAATTTTTAAACCTCTTTCGTCAGTCATTGCTGCAATGTCAATAAGAGATTGCTCTAATGAAGTTTCGTTAAGGTCTGCTGGAGTAGTTAACTCATTCTGCTCAGTTCCTGCAACGATAGGGTGATCTGCAGCACAAAGTGCTTTTCCATCTCCACCGTTTTCAGTAGTGAACGCGTTGTTTAACACATTAGCTGCTTTCACTTGTTTAGTGTTAGCCATTGATCTCGCTAAAGCTTTTGTATATCTAGACGCAAGTCTGTCATACAGGTTATCCTCAATCGCTTCTTCAGTGATTGCGAACGCTAAAGCAAGCGTTTCATGTGTGTAACGAGCTGAGTAAGTTTCTTGTGCACTGTCAAATGAAACTGAAGTTCCTTCAGCTTTAGTTGGTGCATTTGCGAAACCAGATAACATAACTTCTTCTTCAAAAGCTCTGTCACTGTTTTCCGTGTCAAAAATCTCCGCATGTTCGTTAGCATAGTTGTTGTATTCCAAGCCGAATAGTGCATTCAAACCTGGCTCTAGTTCTTTAACTAGTTGTCCTCTTGATATAGCCATAATTTATTCTCCTATTCCGCTATTATACGCCAGTTGCTGTCATGTAGAAGTGTTCGTTGATGATCACTTTAAAATTACAATTAGCAGATGTTAAATCGCTATTGTCAGGATCGTCCGAAACTCCGATGATTCGCAAGTTGGCTGTTGATGTTGACTGTGTATCCGTTAACTCAGATTTAGAAACAAAGTTCGGTGTAACACCTGCTGAAACAGTTAAATCAGCGTTTGTGAAAACGTCTAATTGTTGAGTTGCGCCAGATGCTGCCGATTGTATTTCATAAACTTGAAAAGGATCGTCAGTAACAAATGCTTTAATGTCAGTAGCTGTATTTGAGCCTACTAAGTGATTAGCAAATGTTGGTTTACTTGTAGTCGCGTCAGTGAAAAAAACACCTTGTGCAGAGCCTAAAAGAACTCCATTATCTGAATTCGCTGCAATACCGACTGTACCAGCTGCTAGAGCTAACATACAATCGTTTTGAGCAAATGCTGATGCACAAGCTGCTACTTCATACTCAGTAGCTGCGTTGTTATCTGCTGACTGACCAATTTTGCCTAGGGGTTTTAATCCGAAAGCTGCGTCTTGGTTTGCCATATTATTTTCTCCATTTGTTTACCAAAATGGTAAACGGTTAATTTAATTCGTTGGCAAAAATTACTAAAAAATTACTTAGTCTTTTTTTGTACCACCGAAGGTTACACGAGATTGTCTATCAATATCGATAGGCATTCCGGGGTGCTGTTCCTTCATAAGGTCGTTATTAATCGCTTCGTCTTTTTCTTTTGTAAGTCTATTAAAATATTCCTTACGCGATTTAACTAACTCTAAAGATATCCTAGCCAGCAGTAGGCCGCCAACTCCGATCACTCCCTTGTATTTTCCATCGTTAATAGCTGGATAATCTGTTTCAGGGTATTCATCAGCTCTCACTAATTCGTAACCTGATCTTAACATAGCCGACATGTTTTTTGTATCGTCAAAACCCATTGATTCAGCTCTTATCCATCTATGATGAAACCCATCTGGTGCAGGGGGTGCGTCTAAAGATGATGGTGGAGTCCAAACAGTTTTTTTGTTTTCTTTAACTCTTGTTTGACTCGCACGGGAAGTTTTTATTTTATCTGTACTCATATGCTTATGCCTCCTTCGTGATTTTTAATTGTTTCGCATACTCTTCTAATGGCACTCCTAATTTTTTAGCAATTGCTACCTGTGATGAAGTGAGTCTCACAGTCTGGCGACCAGGTTTGACGTTTCGCGTTGCTGACGCAACTGTTTGTGTCGGTTTGGTCGTTTGGTTCGATAACTCTTTCTTATCAAACTTATGAGGAAAGTCAAGACGCATTCGTCTATCTATTTCCTTATAGTAATCGTCTGAATGTGGATCAAAGCCTTCTTGTTTAGTTAGCTTCTCGTGTAAATCAAATGCAGTGTAAGTCATTGCATTATCTTTACCAAACCATTCATTATTGTCTGCCCATGCCTCTGCTTTAGGGTCTGAGGGTGGTGTTTGAACAGCTTGATCTAATGTTCTTGGTGCTACTGGTGCTTGTGCAGCTTGTTGTTGGTATCTATTTTTTAAAGTAGTAACTTTAGATTCCTCAACACCAATTCTAGCAATTTCTTTTTGTGCTTCAACTTCTGCATTGATATCACCATTTTCTCTTGCTCTTAATAATTGTGATTTAGCTGACTCAAGACCGTTTTTTAATTTACCTTCCATGGCATTTACATAACCAGGTTCAAGTTTAGAAACTTTTTGTTTTAATTGTTCTAATTCAACTTGACCCCCTTTTGCAAATTCTAAAGCAGCTTCTCTTTGTCTTTCTGCTTCTCTCCATTTTTTAGTAAGTTTAGAAATTCTTTTTTTAACTCCCTCACTATAGTCTTCAAGTTCTTCTTTAGGTTCCTCAGGTTTAGTTTCTACCTTTGGTTCTTCTACCTTTGGTTCTTCTACCTTTGGTTCTTCAACTACTTCTACTTCTTCTTTGGTTTCTTCTATATCAACATCTGCACCGGGTCCCGATGTATCAATGTCAACTAGATCTTGTTTGTTTTCTTCTACGTCTGGCATAGTTTACTCCTTCTATGTTATATATTATGCAACACTGCTTCAGGATTTTTTATAGTTCCTAAAACTTCGTCGTCGTTTAATAGACGAACTTCTCCGCCTTCTATTGGTAATCTTGAACCGGCATATCTTGCAAAGATAACCCAATCACCTTTTTTACACCAAGGACCTGTTGGAAACTTTTCCTTGTCGTAATAAGATAATGGACCAACCTTTAAAACATAACCACAGTTAGTAGCTATTCTTAATTTTTCTAAAGATTCCTGTGCAATTATTATTCCACCTTTAGTTTTTTCTTTTGGTGTAAAAGGTAAAACTAAAAGTCTCCAGCCGCTAGGTTCGGGTAGCTGGTCTTTTACTTCTTTTATATTTTCTGGATTCAATGGTTCTTTTTCTTTAACCATTTCTTTTGTTTCTTTGTATTTTTCTTCAAGGGCGTTCCTATGTTTTGGAACTTCCTTCGTTGATGTCGATAACTTTTCCGTGCTCATTTTTTTGCTCCTTTTCTTCTAGCAGGTTAGAGATTTCCTGTAGTATGTATTGATATGTTCTTGCTTGTCCTAACATATATTGATATTTTTCCATATTGTCAACACCACCACTAATCATGGCATCACCAACTCTTTGTAGATTGTCTCGCATCATTTTTTGTATCTTAGATACAACTACTAACGGATCCATCATATTTAAACTTTTTTAGTCTTGTCTTTTTTTCCATTTACCATGCCTTTTAATACTTTAGCTTGGCCTGCATGTAGTTTAGAGGCTTTGTTTAAACCTTTAATTACTTTCTGTAGTTTTGCTTTTTTTGTCATATTAACATTTCCATTTTCTGAGTGCTTTAGATAATCTATCGTCACCCGTGTTGTTACTTGGTTTTTGTCTTTTTCTCATACCTTTCATTCTAGCACAAAATGATTTTTTTCTTGCGCCACCTTCTGGTTGAGGTGCTTTTAAATCAGAACCAGGATTAGCTGCTTCATAAGACTTACGTCCTTTTTCATTCAATCCACCTGATTTAGATTTACCTTCAGATCTAGTCCACGCAGGAGAACCACCTCTTTTAAGAAGTATTCTACTCATGCCTCTAGACTTTAACATTATATCATTCCTTTATAATATCTTTTTAAACTTGGATTTGAAATTTCTACTCCATCTACAGTTCCAGAAATGTAAGAACCAATATATCCACCCTTGTTTGCTAAAGTTCTAACATTAGAAGGTTTAGGTCCATCATTTGATGCTCGTTGTTTTCTTGTAACTGCAGATTTTTTTTCACCTTTTGACATTGCTTTTGCTTTTGCCATTGGTACACATTTAGGATATTTTTTTCTTTTTTCTCCACCGCTTCTACCACATTTAGGATATGAGCCATCTGATTTTTTATTTGCTATGTCAACCCAATTTTCTTTGACCCATGCACGTAGACCTTTTTCAGCCATTACACTAAACCTCTATAGTAATTATCCATTGTCATTATACCACCATCAGAAGCTTTTTTTCTTTCTTTTTTTCCACCAGGTGTAATTTTTCCAGAGCACACTCCAGATGCATACATGTTTGCATAAGCAGAAGGATATACTTTAAATTTTCTTTTTGCTGCTGCTTTACCTTTTGGACAAAGTTTTGCCATGTTATGCCTTTGCTGTCTGTGCTGCTCTTTTAAAATTTGCTGCAGTAGGTGCGCCTTTAGATCCAGCTGTTTTCATTTTTTCACCTGATCCAGATTTAATTCTATCTTGTTTAGCTTTAATGTTTGCGTAAAGTCCACCACCACCGGCTTTGTTTACTCTACCACCATCTCTGTAATTTGCTCTTTTACTTCTTCCTTTTATTTCTTTTCCTGGCATTATATTTTTCCCTTCTTTTTCATTGCTCTTCCGCCACCAGCGTAAGCTATTCCACCACCCATAAATTTAGAACGTTCATCTTTAATCATTCCGCCATTCATATTTTTATTCATAGATCTTTCTATAGCCATTCCTCTTTTTTTTTCGTAACTAGTTAAAGTTCCATCTTTATCTAAGTCTGCTTTTTTTGGATTTTTTAACATTATTTTTTTCCTCCGTTTTTAAATATTTGTGTTCCTTTTATACCATAAATAGATGCTACAACAAGTATCCAAAGATTA